AGGCGGAGCCATGAAGAAGAAGGGCATGGCTAAAGGCGGTGCTATGAAAAAACCAATCGCTATGAAAAAGGGTAGCAAGCTTAGAATGGTAGAGAAGAACGGAAAGAAAGTTCCATTCTTTGCTGCTGATGGCGTAGGTAAAATGAAGGATGGTGGCGTCACAAAGCCTAAGAAAAGACCCGCAGCTATGGTAAAGCCTAAGCCAAGACCAACGTCAGCTAAAGCAACGTCTGCAACACCTACTAGGAAAAAAGGTGACAGAGCAGGAGTTACTGCTAAAAAAACAAAAAGACCAAGCACTGCTAAAAAATCAACTATTAGATCAGCAATTGCAAAAGGAATAGTAAGCGGAGTAATGGGTGGTGGAGCAGCAAAGGCTGCGTCAAAACTTGGTAAAACAGCCGCTAAAAAACGTAAACTTAATCAGGCCGTAACGAAGGCAAGA